CTCTAACCAGGCGTGAGCTAAAGGCCCTAGCATATAGTATAGCATCATGGCTGATAATTGTCAACAAATTGTTCTAGGTTGCCATAAAGATTGACCATGACTGCTTCTTTGGATCCAAAAAAATCTACTCGTTTGGGTATGCCTTTGACTGCGTGTATGTAGTAAGGCATCTGCATCTTGCGATCCAGTTTGAGCATGAGACGTTTGTTGAAGATTAGTGGATCTGCAATGTTGTAGCCGTAGTGTTCCAGATCCAAGCGATTGACCAACACTGTGTAGCCAACGCTGGTCAATCTCATGCCACCGGTCCTACGTATGTTGAACCACCACGAAGCCAAGGCCGCATTGAGACTGACACGATCCACTTCAGGCAGCAGTTCGATCAGGCGTTGGGTGAGATTGTGTTTATCACGCACATCAGGGATAGACCTGGTCACCACTCTTGAGCAGTACCACAGTGAACTTGTCGGTCTTGAATTGGGTGTTGAGTTTGCGTGCTAGATTTTTGGCATGACCCGGATTGCTGAATGAAACTTTTTTGTACTTGGGGCCAGGATACTGAACCAACATGTTGGATGTTTTGAGATTGATAGGATGGCTGTCATAGAACACTGCCCAGACACCTTCGCTGGCCAACACTTGTTCGGTTTTGTAAGTGGTCTTGTTTGTGTGTTCAATCAAGACCTGAGGTTTTGGGCGACTCATGTCATTATACTCCTATATTTTATTTATCTAGAAATATAGGTAGATTTAGAATGATCCGCCATCCATTTTTACGGTAATTACTTCTTGTGGATTGCTGACTGCACGTTGTTGTAGCTCTTGCAACATCAACAACAGTCGGGTAACATCAGCATGCAGATCTTTGGCATCGGCCATGCTCATGACAAAATCCCTAGAACCGCGGGCTTCGTGCCCTCGCACTCGATCAACAAACTTGTGGATGTGTACTGTCATCAGCTTCTTCCTTGGTATAGAATGGTCCTTGATAAGGATAACGTTGAATCAAGATCAATTTGGGTGCCGCTACAGTTTGCCAAGTTCGACCTTTGCGCACACGATACCATCCGGCTGCAAACCAACTTTTGCTTTTGCCAGTCTTGGTGTACACTGGCAACTGTTGCTGTATGTCCCACATGGGATTATGCACATGCCCGGTCACTGGATATCCATGCACATGATCCACAGTGTGTTTGACCTTGACAGGCTTGTGTGCAGGTTCAAATTTTATGTTCACATGTTGTGCGGCCATCCGTATGGTCTTGAACTGTGCCACTTGATCGTTGATCTTGACTTGATATCCACCTGCACAGGCTTCAATGTTGCCAATCTTGCGATCGTCTTGTTGTAAGATCCAAAACTGTTTGTCAATTACTGGTTTGGCTATGATCATGATAACTTCCTTATATAGAATTTGGTGCGATCCGTGTACAATGGCCGTCCACGGTTGGCAACTTGGCATAGAGGTCCAAGATGTTGTGTATGTGTTTGCATTCGTCTTTGAGCCAGTCTGGCAGGGCATCTATTTCGTTTTGCGAGTCCGGAGCCTGTTCGGGCCACAGTGGTCCACGTATGTCATTCCAGATCGCAGACAGCAGATAAGGTTCTCGGTTGTTGCGTAACTTGGCGCCCATCATGCTTTGGAATCTGTAAGGCATCTGCAGATATTTGGGATGATTGAAATCGATCAGCGTGTCATAGTAATCGTAGACCCAATCTGCATGTATCAAAGGCCGCATGGGCGGAAAGTTGGGTGTCATGTACAGATACTTGGCATGCATGGCATTGGCATCTGATTCGGTAATATTCAACAAGGGAGCCAGCACACCCAGTTCACTATCAGAACTGAATATCTGCATCCAATGGTCATAGTATTCAGGCCGTGTCAACCAGGCACTGCTGTCACCTACCATGAGCATGACCAGCTTGCCTGCGTGTATCATGGTCTGAACCGCATCAGCCACGTTGGGCCAGCGATTGTTGCCATAATCATCTTGGCATATCAAACCGTTGTGGGCCAGATGCTGGGCACAGTATTCCAGATCGTTCAAGGCGATTTCATATTTTTTGTCACCATCAATGTGGCAGTAGGACAAATTACTGATACCGCTGCCAGACAATGACATGCTGTCAATGCGGTGCATCTCGATCGGAGCTCGAGGCCATATGTCAGATTTGACATGCTTGTCCAAGCGGTATTGCTCAAGATCTACTATGACGAATTTCCTTTGTTGTGCCTGTGCTAGATCCAGCAACACATAGGTGCTGCCGCCCACTCCGATCTCCATGATGTCACCGGCATTTTGTTTCAGTGCCAACCCACCAAGATAGTAAAACAACAGGGTGTCGTTGTAGCTTTTCAAGGCAGGTCTAACTTGGTTTTGTTTGACCCGGCTCAAGAACTCAGCACGATGCAGTGTCAGATTAACGTTTGGCACCACTATAGTCAATTGGGACTCCTTTACGACATTTTTCTATTGCATTTTTTGGCACATCTGGATGCCAACCACCGATCAACAATCGGCAATCAAATTTTCTTTCTAGTATAGCATTATCTCGTATACCGGCCAGCACTACAATTGACACAGCTACAATTAAACAAATACCAATAGCCAAAATGTTATGAATTGGTTTCATTTAATACACCTTTGTAGGTTTCGTTCATCCAGCGTCCGAAACTGTCTGCTGATTCACTGCATTTGTTTAATTCATATTTGCCACAGAACTGCATAAAACGCACACCCACTTGTCCTACATCCTTATGACTGATTTGTTCGCGGATGGCCGTATCAATCACTTGCTTAATCTCCGCAGGTTGTGCGGTTAGATCTATTAGGGTTCTATTACGCTCATAATCATCTAGTACTCTATGCTCTACACCATCTGGATCTTCCCAGCGTTGTAACATCATATTGTTCCAGTTATATCCTTTTTTATCTTTATCAGCATACGCTTCCTGTAAACCAACTTTGTTCTTGGTGCCTTTTGTACGCACTCCAGGAAACGCTGAAAAAACATTGTCACTCGAATCGCCTCGCATGCACTTCTCAAAAAGTAACCATTGTGGGTCCGGCACTTTTTTAGGTTCCTTAGTCTTCTTGTCGATGACCGGTTTGCCTTTAGCATCAAAGATTCCTTCTACGGTGTGTAATTCGTCGGTAATGCCGTTGTATTGTTTAACATTTGAAGCGAGCAATTGAACAAAATCAGTATCGCTTGAAATTACTACATGTTCATCTTGGGGATGTAATGCGATCCAGCGAGCTATGATATCGTCGCCTTCAGCTGTGGGACACCTAATAACACTACAGTTGGTTCTCTCAGCCAAGTATTTAGTCAAATTATCATAGGTTTCCCAGAACATTTTATCTTCTTCTAGTTCTGATTCTGTGAGTGCCTGACGGGCTACAGCACGGTTGGCCTTGTAGGGCTTGTAATGATCCTTGCGCCAGCTTCGCCCTTCTAGGGCAAATACCACGTGATCAGCTTCGAAACGCCGGGCCATTTTGTTGGCAGCCATTAGGGTAACATGCAGGGCGACACCTACTTTTTCCCAAGTGTCGCTTGCACGGACAGCAACATGTCTGGCACGGAAGAATAAATTGGCAGTATCTATAAGGACATATTTCATACTGCTAGTATAACACAGCTCTGACCAAAAGTCAAACGAAATTGTGTGTTATTATGTGATCTAGTATAAAACGATGAAACGCACTGTGTCCGTCTCGCCCAAAATGCCAACTATTGGGCATGACTGTGTCTATGCCCTGGGCCCGGATTATGGCATCATAGGTCTGGGTTGGATCATAAGGACCTATATAGTTGGGTCCCCAATCTTTTCGGTCGGTTATCTTACTGAAATCGTTGTTGCCGTTGAAAAATATATGTTTGACACCTTGTTCCACAAGCTCTTGATGCAACTGCCAAATATCATCGTGTGCTTGTTTGGTTTTTGATTCCCAATCAGTACCTATCACATAGTGTCGATATTTTTCTTGTAGGGCCTGCGGTACATGATCTGTGCCACTGGCACCTACCTGATAGTACACGCTATCGTGCAACCATTCTTCTCGTTCCCAGGTGCTCCACTGTATGATGATCAGTTGATTTGAGTCTACCAGTCTACCACTGGCCAACCATTCGCGAGTGGTTCTCAAAATCCTACTGTTGGAACTGGCGCTTTCTGCTGCACAATGGAATCCGGCATTCAAGGTCAGGCTCAACTGCTTGCCCCAAGTCACAGCAAGATTCTCTGGATGTGGAGCGCGACCTAGATAAAAATATTTTGAGTCATCTTCGGCAAAAGCATGTGTGTTGACTGCTTCTGCACCGGCGGTATGACTGTCACCGTTGACATAAAGTATCACGATACCTCAGATCTGCCATCGCCAAGATTTCTGCTTTTGATTATGCGATCTCTTTCAGGATTCATGGCTTCGTGTTGTTCGTAGGTTTCCAGCACCACGTTGCGACACACCGCAGTGAACCAACGATCCACTATGTCAGCATCAGTGTCTTTGGGGTTCATTTGATATCCGGCACGAACCAAGTTGGCTACAAACTTGTCATTCCAATCCAGTTCAAAGGCCCCATTGTGTACATTTTCAGGATCTATGTCCACACTCAGCACAGACACATAAGGTTCGCCACGTTCAGTGGCCAAATCTCTAGCTGACTTGAGTTTTGAGGTCTTGCTTGCAGGCTTGGCCGTAGCCTTGGTTTTCTTTGCAACAGTTTTCTTTGCAACAGTTTTCTTTGCAACAGTTTTTTTCGCAACGGGTTTCTTTACAGGTGCTTTGGCCATGCTCTTCCTATTGATGTCTGGTATTACCATAGTGTACTACCTTAATGCCCGGCATGTCAACCGGCAGTTTGCGCCAAGGATCAACTATAACGCTACCGTCAAGGATTTGACAATATGGTTGTGTGTCTTGTTGATCGCCAGTGTATTCGTAAGTGATACGGCGATTGTGTGCCCATAAAAATACTGCTGGCTGATTGAAATCATTGACCACGTCTACAGTGTCATCGGCTAGCGGATCAACATAATAGCAACGGTGTCCGGCTTCGGCCACATAGAATCCAACCAGGGTGCTGTAACAACCGATACAGTATTCAACATCGGGCTTGTAGGCCTTGCCGTGGATCACTATGGGCAGATTGTGTTCTTTTGCCTGTTCAACCAAAAACAATGCCAAGTTCTTGGCTTGGATTTCTCTAGCATGCATGACAGTGTCAAACAAGTCATAGCCAATGTCGTATTCGTCAGCCAACCAACGCAAGGCAATGTTGTCACGTGGATGGCAAGCACCTGCATCGCCCATGCCTGCTGTCATGTACTTGGGTCCCATGATACGCATTGTGCTCTTGGCCAAGGCATCTGTGACCACATCCACATTGATGTTGCCAATCTTTAGGGCAAAGTCTTGGATCATGTTGACCAAGCCAACCTTGGCTGAAATAAATGTGTTGTAGAAAATCTTGATGGCTTCGCACTCGTCCCATGTGCCAACCTCGTAACGTGGATTGTTCTGCATGATGGTATCATACAAGTCACGCAGTTCGCCGGCTACACCGGTCAAGCTACCGTCTTCGGTGCCCAACATGATCATTTCTGGATTGACCATGTCCCACTTTACGCTGCCCATGGCAATCAGATAAGGATTGTAAACAAACTCGTGTTTTTTATCAAGCAAAGGAATAAACTTTTTACGAGTAGTTCCTGGCAACACTGTTGAAATCAGCACTACTTTTTTAGGTGTAGCGGCAAATAGATTTACGTTTTTGATAGCGTCAATGACTGCTTCATGTCCAAAATCCTTGGGAGTCATGTGACTGGATGGAACACTACCATCATACCCTTCAGCATGAGGAGTAGGCACAGCAATAAAAATCCACTCACTTTCATGTACCAGTTCTTCGATGCCGCATACTTTTACAGTATCGCTGGTACGTGGATAAATGTCGTAGCCCCGTACTTCGTGTTTTTCTGCAAATACTTCGGCACAGTCTAGCCCAAGTTTACCAATACCAATGAATCCAATTTTAGCCATGTCAGTCCTTATGATAATAGAATGCTACAGACTAATTTATCTGGGTTCTGCGTGGGCATTAGGATTTTTTGAACACAGGTATCGGGTTCATCTTATGCAGACTACGAGCACGCAACTGTTGATATTTTTGTAGACGTTCCAGTTCCAGCCCATTCTTGACCAACACAGATCCATTGTCTTGTGCCATGGCCAGTTCTAGTTCTGGATAGGTCAATCCACCCAGTTGATCTTGATCAGTGCGTCCGTCAGCCCAAAGCCCGTCGGTGGGTGCAGCCTTGATGATATCATCCAAGATGCCCAATTCTCGCCCTAGATCCCAAACTTCAGTTTTGAGTAGATCGCCAATGGGGCTGATGTCTACTCCACCATCGCCATACTTGGTGTAAAACCCTACTCCAAAATCTTCGACCTTGTTGCCGGTACCTACCACTATGCCCGAAGTGTGCTGTGCTATCTGATACAGACACGACATACGCAATCTAGCACGACTGTTGGCCATGCCCAACAGATTATTATAGTTGCCCATGGTAGTTTCGAACTGATCAAACACCGGAGTAAGGTTTATGATCTGATGTGATACATTGTCAAATCTTTCACACAGCCAGCCTCCATGCCGTATGCTCAGGTCGTGCAGTTCAGGTAGTTGTCGTATGGGCATGGTAACAGCAGTGACCGGCATGCCAGTACCGGCACACAAGGCGCTGACCACACTGGAGTCTATGCCCCCACTGATGCCTACTACCAGGCTTTTGATATTGTTTTGTTCTGCATACTCGTGTATCCAAGTTGTGATGCGTGCGGCTAATTGGTTCATTTTTATTCCTTTAGTTGCCAAATTAAATGTTCATGTCTATCATGCCAGTGTTCTTCAACTATGGCATCACCGGGGCCATACCATGTGGCCAGACCACGATAGGCTTTGCTGCCAGGCCAGATCCTTTTGCCACTGAACAAACAACGCTTGGGCAATACTGCTCGGCACAGTTCCCATTGGGCTCGCATGTAGAAGGCACCATCGAGCCGCTCTATTTTGTTTGGTATTGGCACGTTAAATCCAACCACCGGCCCTGGCAATACCTACGATACCTACCAAGATCCAGAATGCGTTGAGCAAGGTATATGCTCGGTCTTGTTTTAATATTGCACAGTAGGTCAACAAGATAGCATCAACAGTGTTGACCACCCAGACCAACATGAATGGACTGGCAGGACCCAACCAAGATACCAGAGTGAAACAGAAGATACGCATGATGACCCCAGCCATTTCAAACTGAGGTATATGTGCTTTAATATAATCTAATATAAAATTCATTTTATTTCCCCCAACCATTGCCCCA